CGGTGGTCGCCGTATCATTAGGCTTTCCATGCCGAATCAAACTCTGGAGCAGCTGATGCCACAAAAGCACCAAGTGATACTAAAATTAATCTTCCCCATGCAATATTCATTACTTGCCACCTACTTGTACTGGAGGAACTGCAAATGGACCACCGGGCATCTTTAATGAACTATCTAGTTGTTGCCAAAGCGTAAGCCTAGACATGTCGTACCAGTCTTTCCAGAATGATCGGCCAACAAGTGATGGGTCATCAAAGTTTTTCAATGCTACTTTTCCAGCAGCATAAGCTGGTATAGCCTTTAATAAAATGTCATCAGGGGCAAAAGCAAATGCTCCAGATCCCTCAGTAATTGGAGCTACAACTGACGGCCCTGTGATTACCGGAGTAACTCCTGATGTCGGAGTAGGGTAAAGGCCAATATCGTATGGACCAGATCGATACCAATGTGTAGGGGTACCACTTTCTGTAACGTAACTCGGCTTATACGCATACAACTCTGGCTCACCACAATGAGTTAATGCTGTTCCAGCAATTACGACTGTTTGTGGAAACCAAACTACTGTAGATGCAAAACTCTGAGTCCTAGTAGCTGATGATGTTAACGTGGCTGCATTCGCCTGATAACAACACGAACGACACATTTCAGCAGCTGCCTCATTAAAATATTCTAACAATCCTAAATCAGACGAAATTGTGTATGTTGTATATGTTGGTCCGGGTCCACCCGTAGCACCATTGCCAGTTGCAATTTCTGCTACAACGGATAGGTTGGTTTCATTTAAAAGACGTAATGTCTCGTATCTTAGATCAGTAAAACCTACAGCCATTACACAGCCCTCCGTCCGTAAGTTGCTGCAAATGATTCAACAGCACCTAATCTGTCGAGGTATTCACTTTTAAATAGTTGTATGCCATCACCATCTCGCATTTGCAATGCTCTCATGTACAACGTGCAATAAACTAAGCAGTCATGTGAGACTTCAGGTAATGGACATTCTGTTGTGTCTGTGTTTGGAAGTGCTGTGCCTGTAGAGTCATAAGCCCAGAACTCACCGGGTTGTGCGTAACCCTCTACAAGTAATCCTTGAGCAACATCTATAGATGGAGTTGGATATAAAATAATTGCATTCATGCCTCGAATTACAATAACATCTGGAACAGATTGAGGCGTTCTATATCGGTACTCATCAACCATTTGATTACTGAACGATAACAGATTTGGTTGAAAATAATCACCCGAATCATCTTTAGCTTTTAAAACTCGAATTTTGTAAATGTCTGGCGCACAGTAATCGGATGTGCCAACTTCAATATCAAGATATCTTCGACCAATCAGACAGTCAGTTTTTCTGGCTATCTGATTGGCTGATTCAAAGATAGTGAATTCTAGGCCAAACGGATCTCGATCGGAGTCAGTGCCGAAATAATGACGGCCCATCATTCTAACCTTTTGCTTTATTTGACCTAGATTCATATCAATTACCTAGCTACGCCTGTTCGGGCAAGCGCAATGTATGCATCACGGATAACAGCAAATCCAGAAGCACTAGCTCCACCAAATGCCGCCAAGCGGACGAATGGCTTTGCCGATGGTGCAAGTGGAATCATAAGCTGGGATCCAATACTATTCCCACTTGTCGTACACTTTGTAAATGTTAATGCTGGCGTACCAGTAGCAACAACCTGAAGTGTAGAGAATGGAATAGTATTACTCTTAAGCGTGGTGCCCTGTGGCCCCGGATACTTAACAGTAAAGGTTGTTGCAGAAAGTACGCTTGCAACTTCTACAACGTTTCCAACAACAGTAGTAGTTGATTCATGCGTGTTGTTAAAACTACAAGTTGTAACTGCAGTAACAACAAGCAGATCTCCAACTTGTAATCCGTGAGCAGCACTTGCCGTCAATACGTTAAACGTACCAGCAGCAATAGTTAATGCAACAGTTCCGTTTGACGGGTTAGTACCCGGAACAGTCACATCAGCAGTGCCAATAGTAACCCAGTTAACAGAATCATCAGATGCTTGAACTACAAACGTCTGTGGTGTTACAAGTGCGGTCGCAACAGTTACATCAACAATTGCAACTAAGTCATTACGACTGGAATGTCCCGGAAGAACCGAGCCTCCAGCTGGAACATCTTCCGAATAAGAAGCGCCAACTGGATTCCCGCTATTTGTATAACCACCCCATGCCAGTGGGCATGAGAACAATTGGTTTGTAGCAGTGTTGCCCGTTGGTGCAGCTGTGCCTGTAAGGCCAGCAAACGATGTCGTAAACGCAGTCACGTTGTTTCCGGGGATTGCAATGTTTCCACCAGAAGCGCCAAGCATACCTGCGCCGAATCGGAATGTCAACTTAAAATCTCTTGCCATAATCTATCTCCTTATTACGCGACCTTGAAGTTGAGACGTCCGATTGCACGAGTGTGAGGAATCCAAAGACCACATCCCCATTCAAACAGGATGTTGTGCATGATTCCGTTCTCTTGCGATCGCCCAAGGTTCTCTGGCTTGAATGGCTTAGGTTGCCATCCTTGCACGTATCCAGTTCCATAACGAACAGCATACATGGTTGTAGTGTTCGTAAGAGCACCAGTCGTACCATCGGAAAGTACAGTCGTTGCTGGTAGGCTGACGTCGTTAGGAATAACAGATGTTAAACCGTCTGCCTTACGGCCAACAACGCGAATCTTAGCATTCTTGTACATTTCTACTGGGCGATCATAGTTGTCTTGAGTGATGTCAAAACCACTACCAATACCCATAACGCGAATGGATGCTTCAATAATACGCTTGCCAACTTCAGATACATACAAGACGATGCCATCACCGTCTGGTGCGTTCATGTTGTCAAACAATGTCTGAATGTCATACATAAAGCGGTTGGCTGCACCAGAACCAGCGGTTGCTGAAGATGTTGCCAACAGGTTTGCAAGAGACATGTTTGATGCAGCGTTGATAGTCATGTCCGTAGCCATGTCAAACTGCGCAGCATTGTTTAAGCGGTATTTAAGTCCGGGGAAACAGTCAGGAGAGTTACCCGGAGCGGTGCTTGTAGGGTCGTTATTAATGAACTTGTCATTAAAATCATAGCTAAAACCCTCTAAGAACATCTGTACCTGAGCGTCTACAGGATCAATAATATTGTTTGGCTGGTCAAGCAAAACCTTATCAATTGTAATCTTGTTACGCAGAAGGAACATCTGCTCTTCGTACTGCTTTGGCTTACCCTTAACTGCCTGTGGCTCGGAGTTAATTCCGGTCCAGTTTGGCGTAGGGATACCAGAGTTGGTATAGCGCATACCGATCTGTCGAAGCGATGGGGATGTGTAGAAAGGAATATCCTTTACAGCATTCCACGTTTGATGCAAACTCTTTGTGATCTCTTTTACGAGTGGGTCATTAGATAAAATCGCCTGATCCGCAAGTGTAAGAGCGCCATTAAAATCAATAGCCATTTCTTAACTCCTAAACTCCAAATGGATTCTTGTTGATACCCATTAATCTAGAGAACACTCCACCAAGCCCACGGCTTGGAGTAGCATCTTGTACTAATGGTTGTGCTGATTGTGAAGTATCAATCGGTACAGGAGCTTGTTGCTGTGCTTCAAATAAAGAAGCTAATTCAGGAACAAGCGATTCAGCCATGTTTGAAATTTCTTCATGGACATATGAAGCTGCTTCTAAAGGATCCATTCCACGTTGGACTAGATTATTAACAATCTTTTCACCACGTCTAGCATATGGATAATCTTTAAACGCTTGGTCCATTTTCTGGACACGATTTGCTGCTTCCATTTGGGAAACAAGCTGATCGTACTTCATACGTTGAATTTCGAGATCAGCAGATACTTGGGCTGCGTCAGTAGACATAATATTGGCTTGCGCCATCTCTACATACTTCTGACGAATTTGATTCTCATTAAGTGTTTCTTGTTGCCTTGCCCAAGCATCTTTAAGATCTTGGCCGGATTTATATCCGTCAGCTTCAAGAGCAGTAATGATATCTGCCCATTTTTCAAAGTTAGACGCTTGCTCTTTAGCAGCTTTTGCTTGCTCATTGACTTCGCGGAATCGGTCGTAGGGGACGTTTTCCGGAGTATGTTGAGCCGATAATGTTTCTGCTAAACGTTGCCTAACCGCATCTTGTGGATCTGGGGTGTTATCTA